CGCCGGAAGCCCTGAAGGGACTGTCGGACGCGAACCACTGGACGGGCCAGCAAGTGAAGTTCGATATGTGGCAGACGCACGGGAAGCCGCTCGCCGACCAGTTCGCGATGGATATGAACGACGCCTACCTTCGGCCGGCGCTGAAGGAAGAGAACGAGGATTACGAGGACATCTACATCGGCTACGACGATTCGCAAGTCGTCGTGTCGCCGGATCAGACGGCCGTCGCTGACGAGGCGATGGATCGCGCGGCCATCTCGTTCACGGGCTACCGCAAGCTGAAGGGCATCCCCGAAGATATGGCCCCCTCGACCGAGGAAAAAGACTTCGTGTTCGGGCTCAAGACACGCGACCCGGTGGTCGCAGGGCTCGAGAAGCAGGCGCCCCCGGTGGCAGGCCCGACCGCGCCGCCAGGAGTGCATCAGGCTCAGCCGGGAACGCCGCCAGCGCCCACGAATGGGCGAGTCGTCTCCCGGCAGGAAGCGCGCATCGCGTCGATCAACGGTGCCGCGCACATGGCCCTGCGTCAGTGTCGGTCGAAGGCCGGCGCCCGTCTCCGCACCGCGACGCAGGAGCATCGCTGCTCCGAGTGTCAGGACTCGATCAACGGCGTCCCGAACGCCATCGTCGCCTCTGTCCTCGGGATGCAGGGGATCGCGGATCAGCTTGAGAAGATGGCGAAGCGCGACCCGATCCAGCTCGTCCACGGCGGCACCGACGACTTCCGCGCGACCCTCGAAGAGTGGGGCGTCCCGGCGTCGAACACGACCGTCCTCTGCGAGCTGCTCGAGGCGTATGCGGCCCGGACGCTGTTCGACCCGAACACGCCCGACCTTCCCCCCGGCTTCGCGAGCCACGTCGAGCACGCCCTCGATATGGGAGAGCTGGCCCAACTGTGACCGCTCCGCTCAAGCCGCCGGCCGACTGGTTCGACCAGCCCGAGCCGGACTTCGCCGAGCCGCTGACCGTCGAGGCCGACGGACGCATCCACGGCCATCTCGCCCCCTGGAACGGCTGTCACGCCGGCATGGTGAACGGCAGGGATAGCTCCTGCGTGAAGCCGCCGCGCTCGAACACGTCCTACCGCATGTTCCATCTCGGCCAGCTCGAGCTCGAGGACGGCTCCGCGATCCCGGTCGGCAAGGTCGTCGTCGGCTCGCAGGCGCGTCACGCCGACCTCCGCGCGACGCTGCAAGCGGCCTCGACGCACTACGACAAGACGGGCTCCGTCGGCGCCTTCGTCCGAGCGCGAGACGGAAAGCACGGCATCTTTCTTTCCGGGGCCGTCAGAAGCGACATCAGCCCGGAGCAGCTCCGCGACCTCCGCGCCAACTTGCCGTCCGGCGACTGGCGCAATCTGAACCACAACCTCGAGCTCGTCGGCGCGCTCGCCGTCCCGGTTCCCGGCTACGGGATTCCGGCGATGGTCGCCGCCGCCGACTCGGGAGAAATCGACGCCCTGATCCTTCAGGGCTTCTCGGACGAAGGGGAAGAGATGGAAACGCCGGTCACGGACCGCAGCTTCATTCGTCGGCGCGATCTGATCGCGGCCGGCATCGAGGAAGAGGGCGACTACGACGCGATGGTCGCGGCGACGTTCTCAGCGAAGGAACGGCAGCGGCTCGCCGGCACGGGCGCCGCGATGTCGGACGGCAGCTACCCGATCCGCAACTGCTCCGACTGGTCGAACGCACGGCAGGCCATCGGACGCACGTCGCCGGGAAAGCGCGCTGCTGTCGAGGCCCACATCGCCAAGCGCGGCAAGGCGCTCGGCTGCGGAGGGGGGGACTGATGACGTTCAAGATCGGACTGGCCGAGGTTCTGCTCGCGCTGATCCTGCTCGCCCAATGCGTCTACATGGCGCACGTTTGGGGTTGATCCTCGCTCGCATCCAGCACCACCCGTCGCGGGCCGAGCTGCTCCCTGCGCTGAAGCGCGGCCTGCGACCGCTGAAGATCGAGGTCGTCACGCACGAGTCCGTGCCGCCGTCGCCGTGGGGCGGCTACCAGAAGTGCCTCGCCGACATTCCACATGCTGTGACGCACTTGCTAATCGTGCAGGACGATACGGTTCCCGCCCCGCACTTCGCGAAGGCCGTCAAGCAGATCGCGCAGGCCCACCCGAACGCCCCCGTGTGCCTCTTCCTCGGCCGGCTCCCTCGGGACGCCTCGATGGAGGCCCGCCGCGCCCTCACCGACGACCGCCGCTACGTCAGGCTGGCGCTTCGGTCGTTCCTTCCCGTCGTCGCCGTCCTCTGGCCGCGAGCGAAGGCCGAAGAGTTCCTCGAATGGACACAGGGAGGGTCACAACTACCGGGCGTTAGGGGCGAACCTCGCTCGGATGACGCCGTTGGGGGCCGGTGGAAGATGGTCACTCGGCAGGCTGTCTACGCCTGCGTTCCCTCGATCATCGAGCACCCCGACGAAGTGGACTCGACCATCGGGAAGCGGTCAGCTCACAGCAAGGCGGTTCCGCGCACGGCCGCGCACTTGGCCGAGGACGCCGGCGCCTACGACTGGTCAAAAGCGTAGTCCGTCCGGCCGACTGTGGTATAAGGCACGCAGCGCAAACGGTCCTTAGCGGCCAACCGGCGTCAGCCCGATCCATAGAGAAACGGCGCGTTACATAACGCGACGACAGGAGTTCACATGGATGGGCTATTCCCGACGCTCCCGAAGGACATCACTACGCTGTCCGACGACGAGCTCGCAGCTTTGCTCGACGAGGCAATGGTCGGGCACCAGAAGATCAAGGACAAGGACGCCGAGTACCTCGGCGACCTCACCGCCGACCAGATCATCGAGCAGTACGAGGCCGGCGCGGAGGCGATCAAGGCGCTGAAGGCCGAGACGCAGGCCCGCGTGGACGCGGCCGAGTCGTTCGAGAGCCGCATCGACGAAATCGCCGCATCGGTCGAAGAGCCGGAAGTCAAGGCCGAGGCCGAGGCCGACGAGGAAGAGGCCGAGGAAGAGGCCGCGACCGAGGAAGAGGCCGCGACTGACGACGACGCCGAGGCCGAGGCCGAGGCGACCGCCGACGCACGCGAGCCGGCACTCGTCGCCGACGCCACCCCGGAGCCCGAGAAGCCGCGTCTGCGGCGGGCACCCCCGGCGCCGGCAGCCGACCGTGTGGCCGTCAGCGAGCCCGAGAAGGCGCTCGCGTTCGTGGCCTCCGGTCTGATCCCCGCGACCGTCCCCGGCACGCAGTTGGAGACACGCGGAGAGCTCGCCGACGCGGTGGGCAAGATGGCGAAGGCTCTCGGGCCTCCGTCGCACGTCGCAGGAGGCCGTGAAGAGCGGTGGCTCGTCGCGTCGCTCGACTACTCCGAGAACTACCCGGAAGAGCGGGTCCTGAACCCGTCCGACTGGCAGGGCAACTCGGAGAAGATCGCGGCCGTCGGATCGCCGTTCCTGGGCGACACCGGCCTCGACGCGCTGGTCGCATCCGGCGGGTTCTGTGCTCCGTTGGAGCCGATCTACTCGATGCCGCAGCTCGCATCGCGTGACCGGCCGGTGCGGGACGCCCTGCCGAACTTCCGCGCACAGCGCGGCGGCGTGAACGTCCCGACGCCGACGACCATCGCCGACGCAGCCGGCGCCATCACGGTCATCACGGCGGCAGAGGACGAGCTCGGCGGCACGTTCGCCACCAAGTCGTGCCTCGATATGTCGTGCCCGACGTACACCGAGTACGCGGTCACGGTCATCTCCCACTGCCGCGAGTTCGGCAACTTGAACGCGATGGCGTGGCCCGAGAAGATCGCCCACGAGAATGAGCTCACGATGGCCGCGCACGCGCGGGTCGCCGAGGGCTACATTCTCGGCCAGATCAAGTCGCTGTCCGTTCACGTCTCGTCGGGCGCGGAGACGCTCTCGGCGCTGACGTACCTCATGGACGCGATCACCAAGACGCAGTTCGGGATTCGGTCCCGCCTGCGCCTTCCGAACGAGGCCCGGTTCGTGGCGCTCCTGCCGCGCGTCGCCCTCGACATTCTCCTGCTCGACACGGTGCAGAAGCAGTTCGACTCGTACCGCACGCGCGGCGACATCGAGGGCTACCTCGCCTCGGTCGGCATCGACGTGACGTGGTACATGGATACGCCGCTCCTGGGCAACGGGGTCGGCACCGACGGGCCGAGCATGATCGCCGACGCAGCACAGGGCGACCAGGCCGCGCTCGAGGCGTTCCCCGACGTGATCCAGTGGGGCATGTTCCCCGCCGGGACGTTCCTGCATCTCGATATGGCGTCGCTCGAGCTCGGCATCGTGCGCGACTCGACGCTCAACTCCACGAACGACTTCCAAATCTTCGGTGAGTCGTTCGAGAACGTCGCCCGGATCGGGCCTGCACAGGCCGCGTACTGGGAGACGACCGACATCTGCGCCAGCGGCCAGTACCCGCCGCTCGGAACAGTTCGGACTTGCGACTGAGCGACTGAGGGACACGACCGGACGGAGGCTGATACATGAGCCCACTGACAG